AATGTTTGTTGAAACTACAATTCAGTGCGACTCCGCCTCCGTAGCATAGATTTGTTTCATTGGTAAGCTTCTTAGCTCTATCACTAATATCTAATAGCATTTGCTCAGTAAGCCATTGTGCGCTGGCTGCGATGTTTTCATTTGATAGGTCTGGTCGCCAATCGTCGCAGCCGAGGTGTAGATTTTGCTTAAACTTACCTCCACGCACGTCGACTATGAACTCATCATACATTGCTTTTGCGACCCTACTTTTGTCGCCATATGCTGCCATGCCCATGAGTATGTATTCATCTTCCATTGGCTTGAGACCAACACGCTTGGTCATGGCGCTGTAAAATAAGCCGATGCTGTGCGGATACTTTTGGCTCCATAATTTCTTATATTGAGCTCGGCCCTGATCATCGTACCAAGCACGCCATATGCTGGCTGTATCCCATTCTCCGATGGCATCTACTATTATCACTGCTGAACTATCAAAAGGACTAGTCTGGAAAGCGGTCGCTGCGTGACTGAGATGATGCCCCCAGGATTTATGTTCTATCGGAAGCATAGCATATTTTAAGCTAGCTCTTAATCCGACCTTGTTATGTAATTTTTGTCCCGTCCAAAATCGACGCAGATTAGTTAACCAGGAACGTTCATAATAATTGATTTTGATATTACCAAGCGCAGATCGCCTTACTTCGTTCATGAGCGCACAGTCTAGCTGCGGATCATTTTTGTTTTTGCTGTATCGTTCGCTGTGTCCAGCAAACACTATCTTGCCATCGCTAGATACCACTGCTGCACCTGCATCGTGGAAACCTTGGCTGATACCTACATGGTGATCAATCGTAGATGAATGGGTCACGTTTACGTAGTTCCTTGAGCTTCTTCCTATAACGGAGTTCTAACTTAAATCTGTTTATGAGATCTTTGATGTACCTTATCATGGTATGCTTTCTATGGCTAAATTATGTCTCTGATGATCTAACCATTCTAATGTTAGCATCTCTTGCTTGAGATATCCTAGTTTCATCACGCATTGTTCTGCTGTGATTGGTAACAGTTTCTTTTCCATGAGATCATACCAAGTGGTCTTGCTGCGATCCATTGGAGCGTGTTTGCTCTTATATACTGCTGCCCACAGCATGTTATCATGTCGTTTCATTCGCAAGAAACCCTCACGACAATCAAACCCGCTGGTAGCTAATGCTTGTATCAGCGTGACCATGTTCCACGAATAATAACAACCTGGTGGTTGGAAAACCTGCCAGCGTGCTAGATCGTCAATGAAGGCTGTTTGGGGAACAGCCATGACCAACATAGCATCTTCACGCATGATCTCCCACCAATGAGCTAGAGTAGTGAAGGGATCAACTGCATATTGAAAACTATCATAGCACCATATGAGATCTACACGATTCTTTTGCAGTCCGGTCTTGTCCCAATCAGCGCGTATCTGCCTTATGTTGTTAGATCGATTCTTGTTGTCTAACTGTACCTTATTGTCAACAGCCATGATCATGCGCTTGTAAGGAGTACCATCAGCTTTAATTTGATTCGCCCACCAACTAGAATACTCTCCAGAACCTGATCCCATGTCAGCTATGATCTCGAGCTGATCGATGAAATCTTCGTAGTTATTGAGGTTCAGTAGCGTTTCTAAAGCAGATTGATCTATCATATTGAGATATCTTCCATGCCGGCAACACGTAATCGTACCATATGCCCTAGCTGGAAGTTCTTGCTTTCTAACGCTTTCATGATTCCTAGCCACTTGTTGCGTACTAATGCTACATCGTTAATAATGGTTTCAAAATCAACTACTTCTGGTTCGCCATCTACGTATTTCTCAGCTTCACGGGCGCTCAGAGCACGATTGTACCCTTCTAGATACTTCTGGAAATGTTTGCGTCGAAGCCTAGCTAGCTGTATGTTGAGATAGTTTAACACTGCTTCCATCTCTTGCAGTTGATTGAATCGATGCTCTGTTATCCCCGGAAGATCAGATAGATTCTTTTCTATCTTTCCCGAAATCCTCACGTCTCGTTTAGCTGATTCAAGCTCACGGTCATAGTGATCAATGAAATCAGGTATGACGTTGAGGCTAGCTGTTACTCGGGTATACCAATTCATTACATCTCTTCATCTTCTTCAGAATCTTCTCTTGCGTCGCCTATCTGATCTGTCACGATCCTGCGAAGAAGAGAATTTCCTTTGCACATATCCCATAGCTCATCTTCATCAGCACCGGCATCGATCAGCTCACTAACGAGATGATGCGCTGCCGGTTCTAGATCTTTGTTGCTGATGTATTCACTTAGTATCTTCCAGAAAAAATGTGTATGCACGTTGTATCACTCCTTGGTTGGCGATACTTATTCCGATGTATCATTTTCTGGATCGTTCTCAGACATAGGAGTAAATGTATCGTCCCACTCCTCCATAACAGTATTCATTTGCTCGTCAGTCCAGTTCTTACGAAACTCTTTAATGATCTCGCCAGTTTTAGAGCTAGTGTATGCAAGCCTGTTGCCGTCCTTTTTAAGGATGCCTTTGGCTTCTAACATATCAATGAGACCGCTGTATGGATTCATGCCAGTCTCATATGGGATCTTGATCTGCACGCTTTCAAATGGTTTAGAATAGCGAGTTTTCTTGATCTTACATGCTGCACGGATGCCGCGTACTTCTGAGATCTTGTTGCCATCCTCATCTTCCTTGAGCTTGAGCTTACGCATAGCTACCACAATGCTGGACGCATAGATGAACCCTTGGCCGCCTGAGATCTTGTCATCGGGATCAAACATGTCCTGGCTTGCATAGGTATGATTGGTTGCTACTAATCCAACGTTGTTGCTACCGAACATGTTAACGCAGTTACGCACTAATGCTGTGAGAGCCTTGGGTTTACGACCCATGTCACCCTTCATGTCACCAGCTTCAAACTGGTTAACATCTGTGGGTGTCAACATCATGCCCAAGCTATCTAGCACAAACATCACCTTAGGACGATCGCCTTCTGCGATGGTCTTGTACTCTTTCATAAAGGTGCTGATCATCTTAGCTACGTCGTCGATCATGCTCATGTTTAGCTTGAGTAACTTGCTTTCGTCAGTGTCGACTCCTAGTGCTTTGAGCCATTCTTCATCAAGGGCGTTTTCTGTATCGATCAGGATAACATAGATGCCCTGTGCTTGTGCTGCTTTGACGATGTTTCCTGAACAGATGTAACTCTTACCTGAACCTGATTCACCAGCAAACACTGTTACCTTGCCCAGAGGAATACCTTTGTGAAAATCCCCTGAGATTAGATAGTTCAGTGTATAATTGCCCGTCGATACCCAATCAGTCGGATCGTTATATCCAATGCTGAGTCCTTCGATGCTTTTTGTTATGTCCTTGCGGAACTTTGAAATGTCAAACGGTTTTGCCATGATAATAGATTTCCTTGGTGCTTAAAATAAATGATAGCGCAGATTCTCTGCGCTATCAATATAATTTTATTACTTCTGTCGTGCGCGGATCATTGCGAGGATGTCTTCAGCCCGAGCACTGCCACCTGTAGCAGGCTTAGGTGATTCTACGGGATCAGTATCAAAAGGAACATCATCGTCTACATCAGCTACCACTGGAGCAGGACGAGCTGCTGCTGGTGCAGGACGAGCTGCTGCACGGGGTGCATCTTCGTCAACTTCTGCACGTCCACTACCAACATTCAAACCAGGCGGCTTGTAATACTGACCCCAACGATCAGGATCATATGCTTGTCCATCAACTGATGCTTCAAACATATCTTTGATCACTTGCAGTTCAGTAGCTGTTGGCTTCTTGGGCAGGAAATCACCGAGATTAAACAACCCATGCGCTTCGATAGCGGCTGCTTCAACATTGGTCAATGCAGTCTCTTTACGAGCCCACTTTGACGTGCTGTAGTCAGCATAACCACCCTTGGAAGTCTTAGTGACCTGGAAATCTAGACCACGTTCAATATGCGTTGGCAACTCTTCAATCTCACTGTCCATCAATGCAGCCTTAACTACATTAAAGATCTGTGGACCGATGATAAACCTACGGATTGGATTCTCCGATGGGCTATCTTCGTTCATTGGACTTTCGCGAACAAAACCCTGGAACACGTAACTACGCTTCTTCCAATACTTGCGTCCGAGTTCTTCGAGATTCTTGTCCTTAAACCATGGACGTACTTCGCTGAGCACTGGGCATGTCTCACCCCACATCTCAACACAAGGAACCTGTACTGTTACAGGCTTACTGTCCATTTGACCTTTGATGCCAGCAAATGGCATCTTGATCATCGCACGTTCTACCCAGAAGAAGTCATTGGCGTTATTGCCATCTGGGAGGAATCGAAGCTTTGCTGTAGTACCTTCAGGAATGTTCCAGTGCGGATAGATGCCTTTATCGCCGCCACCCTGGTTATTGCTCCGTGTGTCTTGTGCCTGGAGCCTTGCACGTATCTCTGCTAGTGAAGCCATGATGTAAATCCTTTCGTTTGCCTATTCATGCCTGTATATGCCTTAGCACATACTCCACTGAGTATATGCTAAAGCTATTTATCATGCAAATTAAAAATTGGCTTAGATTAAGATTTTTGGATTAAAGGCCACTGAGCTTCTTCAACAGTGCTATGCTCTCACCAACCATGTTTGATTCGTGCATGTCAACTTCGTTGTAGGACTTGTCTCTAGTAGAAGCTATAGCTTTGTCCTTGGGTTGACCACTTTTAACCTTGCGAGCAATCATGATGTCTGCGAAATCAGTGTCGCCATCGCTGTCTTGATCATCGGTCTTGTTGACGCGGATCTCTTTTTCCATGACCGGTTCTGATTGATCTTCACCGCTATTCATCACTACTGAAGGATTTATTTTGCCTTTGCTCTTGGCTGTTATACCTTTGAGAACCGCTAACACCTGTTGCTTGTTAACACCTTTGCTAACAGTCATAGCACCAGTCCTAGGATCAGCACCAGTTGTGATACCTTGTTTAGCCAATGCAGTCTTGGTTATCGCATTAGGATCACGCGGATCAACGCGAGTCATGCCGCTGAGTGTCTGGAGTTCGGCGATTGCTGCTTCGTTCATGCCGCTAAGTTCTTGTTCAACTTGCTTGACCCATCCGCTGACATCGCTGCTACCTACTTCATCTACATCACCTGCATAGTCTGCTACCATCTCAACCGCAGCTAATACTTTTTCTGGACCATGCTGAGAAAGCAGGGATAAATGCCTATTCATGATCCTGTTTATGATAGCCGCAGCTACTGGTGTGATCTGATCAACGTCTTCAGAAGATCCCTCAGTGCTGTCGTTGTCGCTACCTTCGTTCTGAACACCATGATCACTTCCAATTTGATCCATCATGCGACTGATAATTTCTTCGCTATCATCATCTGGATGTAACCCAGCTTCTCTAGATATATCGTCATACATATCCTGGAGACGTGCTTGTGCTTGAGGGCCAAAAGAACCGTTAATGCCGTCACGTATAAACTCATATCCATCGTCGCCTGAGTCGGCTATCTTGCTCATCACTGATTCAACATCATCCGGAGCACCTTCATCAACTGCATTAACCCAAGATTCAAACGCATCAGCTTCGTGGAACCCGCCCTTGCGCTTGCGCTTAGCACCGTATGCTTCGCTTGGATCCATACGGATCATTCTAGCATACTCTGGATCAGTCGCCATCTTCTTGATGTCGTCGATATAACGCTTGGCTAGTAGCATGCCTAGCTGCTTGTCTTCGGGAGCAAGTTCACGATCACCGATTCTCTCAGCTACGTCAGCAGCAAAGTTAGCCAATGGATCCATGTCATCTCCGATAGCTCTGGTTGCGATATCGCTTAACACGAAACCCATGAGGCCCATCGCATCGTTGAACTTAGTGTTTCGGATCATTGAATCTGCATTAGGATCACGCTTGAGCACTATTAGCCTGTTCATGTCCTTGATCTGCTTCTCTACGGAGCTAGATGCTTCTGTTATTTCTGCGCTTTCAAGGGCACGCACGACCGCTGGTAATAGCTCTTCCATCTTGTTGTCCCATATCTTTCTTGTAAATCTTTCGCGCAGATCTTCTAAGTTCTGATCTTCTTGTTCGTTTATCGGAGGCTGGAAGCTCTCCTTGAATTGTGTGTATCCAGCAGTGCCAGACAATGCTCCGAGAGTACTTTTTAGTCCTCGGAATCTCTCAACTACCCTCTGCCTGACTTCTGCAGCAGAACCGTCTTCTAGTGCATGAGTCTTTGTCATCCTAGCAAACTTGCTGAGATCGCGCATCTCTTTGATCGTTCCTAGTATGTGTTGACCTAGGGGATCGTATGGAGTTCCACCTTCTGTGATATGCCGAGCCATTGCCCTTGCACCGGTGAGGTAGTTATAAGGAAACTTGTAACGTTCGCCATCGTTTCGCTCGAGGTAGATAGCTTGTATGCTGCGACTGCGTGCGCCTGGTACAGTTTCATCAACGCTCTTAGTATGCTGCACTATCATCTTGACTGATTCTAATGCTTGATAACTCCTACGCTTACTGCCCCACATAGTGCTTTCTGATACAGTGATATCCGATTGCTTCATAGTTCCATCTACCTTGCTTAGCCATCCAAAATCTCGGGTGTCTAGCTGGCTCTTAGCTATATCCCTAGCGTCAAACATCAAGAGATTTCTCTTGGCAAAATTACGCAATTCCCTGAGGAACCCGTACCAATTATCTTTGTCACGTAACTGGCTTAGAATGTTGTCACTGAAGAACACTTTCATCGCACGCTTATCTACTAAGCTGATAGTTATTGGGCCTTTAGACTCTCCATCTTCGCTATAAACAAAATTAAAGAATCGTGCTTCGGCAGGGTCAGAAGTGCTTTCGGCAGACTCGCTGCCAAGTGTTACTGGGCTATGCCGAGCGCGAAGCTTCTGGAATAGATCATACGCTGTTTTCTCTATGGGTCTCATGTTGATATTTACCTAAAGTATGACGAACGGCATGGGTTCGATAATATCACCTATATCATCGCTGAGCTGCTCAGATAGCAAAGGATCATAATTTCGTAGGATCTGTGCCATGTTAACCGCTAACAAACATGCGCTGACTAGGTCGTCTTTCTCTCCAGTTTTGGCTGCATAACTAGCACCGTGGGCCACGAACGTCTTAAGTTCGGACAATAGTGGCTTGCTAACTACTGTCATCTTGCCGGTCTCTATCCAATGTTTGAGCTTAGCACATGCTGATATCTTCTTCCCATGTGTGGTATTGAATCCTTTTCGATATCTACGTGTAGCACCAGCTCTGTGTGGCTCGCTGAGGAATGTTCCTACTATGTTTTCTTCACCTGTTTCAGCGATAGCTTGTAGTGCAGCTTCTCCCAAGGTGTTATTTTCTGCTGTATAATAAATTCCAACCGGGTCGTCTGTTAGTTCTGCGATATATCGATTGATCTCCCGCAATATCGATACTTGCTTGGTTATAGGAGTCTTGTTATGCATCCATTCTGCTACTTGTTTCATGCCTTGTAATTGGAACACTTGGATAGCAGCGTCATCGCCACCTGTGCCCAGGCTAGGATCCAGAGTAACCAGGTATTGCATGTTTTTGATTGGTCTGCTATACCAACGTACTTGTCCTTGTCGTTCTATAGGATCACGACCTTCCATCTCAACTAGATACAAGCTGTTGATCAATGTCTCATCGTATATGATGAATTCACATTGATGTTCACGGCGGAATCTCTCAGGACCAATCCTGCCTTCTTCTTCAGCTGCCCACACACTGTCGCGTTCAGGGTGTGCGTCCCACTTAGCCAGATAATGTGCGAATCCGTTGACACCTAGCTTGGTCACATTACCGAACTCATCCAGATTCTTGAGCGCACCTCTCCATATGCTGGAGAACTGATCATCATCACTGTTTGGTGTTGATGTTATGATAGCCTTACCACCAGTGGCCAGCGTTGGGGATATAGAGGCCCAAAATTCTCTTCCAATACTTGGTCTGACGAACGCG